CCACACGCCTACACTCGCTTTCTATTTTTTTATGGCAAAAAATCAGGACTGTTTTAAGATCGAAAAGAAATTGAAGGATAGGGCGACAGAATACGCAAAAGGTAAAATGTCGCGATCAGCAGTTTATAGGATTGCATTGATTGAGTATTTAGAACGTAATGAAAAGAAACAATGACCTGGAATATTGTGGCCTGTGGAGATTCAGCAAAACATTACGATGGCTTAGGTCTTTCGATCGGTGTTAATGATGCTTTTAAGTTCGGATATAAACTACAAAACCTATTACTCGCCAATGCTCCAGGTAAATTCGAACCGGAAAGACTTCAAACCATTATCAACAGCCGGCCAGATAATTTTTATTCAAACACTGAAGCTTGGAAGAAATACTTTCCTAACATGATCCACTACAAAACCGAATCATGGAACGGAATATTGATAAAGAAACGAGGATTAACGACGATGAATAGTTCGCCGTGTATTGCTATGCATTTGGCTTGGCAACTTGGGGCAACTGAGTTAGTTTTGTGGGGTGTAGATTTTCAGGTCCATCCAACAATAAAAGATGGAGTTTTGAAAACAGAATTGAGACAATACCGGGCCTTTATTCACGCCTTGAAAGATAATGGGATTGAGACTTACTTGGGGGCTAAAGGTTCTGCTTTGGAAGAATTTGTAAACGTATTATGACTCTATTAGAGATAGAAGGAAAATTACCGAATGGACAAATTATAAAACCAGGAGACGTGGTGCACGTTGATTATTGGGGATATCAAAGATTCAGTAAAGTTTGGGAAGAAAATGGCTGTTTAATGATAAATGGCGCTGGTGCTTTTAGCTTTGCCAGTGAGGCATATCATTTTATAAATCAGGGAGGTGAACTAAAAAAGGTTAGCCCAAAAGATGTTTACTTATTCTGTAAGAAATATGGATGGGATACTAAAAAAGCATTAGCATTATTCAAATGATAGCCATTATGAGTAAAAAATCAGACGAAACAACTAGACTACTGTTAGGAATTCTAACCATTACTTTTGTAGTGCTTAAATTAACTCATGTTATCGATTGGTCTTGGTGGTGGGTGTTGTCGCCTACGCTTCTGCCATTGAGTCTAGCATTGGTGGCATTAGTGATATGGGGCTGCGTAAAGTTATATATTCACTTAACCAGCACAAAAGAACAACGTGAAGCGCGAGAATTGGCATCTCTATTAAGAGAAATGGGCAACCGGCAAGAAGGAAGCAAGTCGAGATTCATGAAGAAATTAGAAGAACGAATGAAAAACACAAAAAATTGATAGCCTCACTAACATGCGATCGTGGAGATAGACCGCAGTTTATGGAGTTCTGTAACTTTCAGATAGATCGCATGAATCCCGATATGGCTATAAAGATTGTCCATGGGCCAACCTCAAACCAGGTTGACTTAATACCACGGATGAAGAAAGGTGTTCATATAGCCAAAAAGAATGGTATCGAAACTATTTACATATTAGAATCTGATGATTTTTATAATACAAATTATTTTGAATCAATGCCCATAGGCGACTATGATTTCATCGGCTTTAATTCAACCTACTATTACAATATCAGAAAAAGAACCTGGGAGCGAACCTATCACGATCACTCAAGTTTATTTTGCACAGCGTTTAAAGTTTCCGCGCTCGACAATTTTGTTTGGCCTCCTGATGATTATCTTTGGTTAGATTTAGCATTATGGAAGTTCGCTAAACAGAATAATAAGAAATGGAAATTACTCGATACTGATCCTCCATGTATTGGAATTAAACACGGAGTTGGAAAGGTTGGAGGTAAAGGTCATATACAAAATCTTAAAAATGCTGATCCGGATTTAAGTTGGTTGAAGAGTCGAGTCGATCAAGAAGCTTTTGAATTTTATAGTAACCTGAAATTTTGATAATGAAGCTAAGTGTTCTTATACCATCTTTAGTAAGTAGGCGCGATTTTCTTGATAGGCTAATTGAGCAAATGGGTAAACAATTACCATATCCAGGAATAGGTGAGTATGTAGAAATGAAAACGTTTATCGATAATGGTAGTCATTCAATTGGATTCAAACGGAATCAGTTATTAAAAGAAGCAACTGGCGAATACATAGCCTTCATTGATGATGATGACCGAATAAGTGACAAATATTTCAAATTAGTATTGGAAGGTATTGAAAAAGGCGTTGATTGTTGTAGCTTAAAAGGCATCATTACTGAGGATGGAATGAATCCTTTAGTATTTGAGCACTCAATTAAATACAATGAGTACAAAACAAATCCTGATCACATGCCGGTTAGTTACGAACGATATCCAAATCATTTGAATTGTATTAAAGCCAACATTGCAAAGCAGTTTAAATTTCCAGAAACAAACCACGGCGAAGACACGGATTGGGCGACACAAATTCATAATTCTGGATTACTCAAAACAGAGCATTACATCGAAGAAGTTTTATATTACTACGACTATAGAAGCAAAAAATGAGATACATTTTAATTATTTTATCGATGTTAATTATATCATGTGAGACTCCTGGTAGCAAAGAGAATAAAGCTATTAATGGTATTGGTCATGATCAGTTTTATATTAAAACTATTGATGGATGTGAATATATAATTTTTCACGGCATGCAAAAAGGAGGGATAATTCATAAAGCAAATTGCAAAAATCACAAATGAAAGCAGTTTCGTATTCACTTTTTGGATGGGGCCGTGATAAACATAGAGATTGTTTTGACTTCATTTCTTTTCTCAGGTCAATGCATGTTTGCTTGCGGTTTAATCGTATTATATATCCAGGATGGGAGGTGGTTGTAAACATAGATGATGTTACTTACAACAGTCCTTATAAAAAAATATTTCAATGGCATGAAAAAAAAGGATTCATTCGATTCAACATTTGTCCGGATAATGAAAAACTTTGTAAGGCGATGTTATGGAGATTAAAAACAGTTTTTGAAATGGATGGTTCAAACTGGAAATATTCTCATATAATATGCCGTGACCTGGATTCGATCAGCACATATAGAGAAGCCCAGATGGTTCAGGAATGGATAAATGAAGATAAAGCATTACATTGTATTACTGATTCGATAAGTCACACAATACCATTAATGGGTGGTTTAGTAGGATTTCGTCCTGGGTACGTTAACGATATTATGAGAATAACCGATGATCCAGGAAAGGCTTGGATTCATTTAATGGACATGGCTAATGATATTGATTATTCAAGGAAGGGCGCTGATCAAGATTTCATGAATAGGATAATGTATCCAAAGTTATGCCAATCATCGACCGATCATTTTATTAAAGGGATGCCACATAATTTAGTAGAAGGCAATGGTCGACATTATTCTGTCAATGAATCGATAGATATTGGTGTTGACCCTAAATATAAAACAACAAACTTATTTTGTGGTCATGCAGGGGCTAGTGGATTCTATGAGTTCCCAACTATGAAATTCCTTTACTACGAAGACCCTTTCAAGGAAGAGTACGAAGAACTTGAGACTATGAAAGAGTTTGATAAAATATTTTACTGGAGCTATAGAGAAGATTTAAGATGAAAAAATACATAATACTTTCAGTCAATGACAACGTAGATTACTTATACTACATTCCGTTAACCGTATGGGCTTGGAAGCGTATTGGATGGTATCCTATTCTATTTTACAAAGGTGAGGTTGGCAATTCCAACAATCCATTAAGTCTTGTACTTGAAACTTGCATCATTTCTAATAAGGAATTATTAATAGACTGGGTATACAGACTTAAAAAAATAGATGAGTATAGACCAGACACAATAACACAGGTTTCAAGACTATATGGGACATGTGCAGTCGAGGGTTACTTAATGACAGGCGATGCCGATATGGTTCCACTTTCCGACTACTGGCATCCAAATCAAGATAATATCACAGTATACGGACACGATTTGACATCGTATACTCATTATCCTATTTGTTATATAGGAATGGATTCAATGAGGTGGGCCGATGTAATGAATATTAAAGACAATGATTACAATAAGTGGATTAAGCGCGATTTAGATACTTTGCCTCAGGCAAAATCAACAGACTTTTATAAATATTGGAGCACCGACCAAGATTTAATAACTGATCGGATTAAGCAATACGGACTTACTAATGTAGAATTTATTAATCGTGGACAATACTCCAATGGTTACGCAAAAGGTCGCGTGGATCGTGGTGCTTGGTCTTTAGATTACGAACAATTTATTGACTGCCACATGCACCGCGATATTTTCAAAGCGTTCCAAAATCCAAACCATGAAAGCTATGATACGTTTTCAAAGAAATGGAACGACACTATGAGAATGCTTGAGAAATGTTTCCCTGGTGAGAACTTCGACTGGTTCGTGTCCTATACTAAGGAATACGCTAAACTAGCTCAGGTATGATGACAATATATATAACTGGAATTCTATGAAAACAATAATATTAGATAGGGGTAAAACAGGACTGTTTGCTTTAGTGGACGATAAAGATTACGAATATCTAAATCAATTTAGATGGAGATCAAAGAAAGCCCACAAAACAAATAATTTATTTTATGCTACTAGGACTCTCCTTGCAAGTGAGTCTAAAAAGAAAAAAGGCATAATGATGCATCGTCAAATACTTGAGTTAACTGATTCAAAAATAAAAGTGGATCATAAGGACAGGAACGGACTCAATAATCAAAGAAATAATATCAGGATATGCACACTATCACAGAATAATGCTAACAGAGCACCATTGCCAAATAAGACATCAAAATACTTGGGTGTATGCTTTGTTGCATCAAGAAATACATGGATAGCTAGTACATCTTATAAAAATAAAAGCATAAGGATAGGTCAATTCGATAATGAGATAGATGCTGCATTAGCGTATAATGCAAAGGCTAAAGAAATTCATGGTGAGTTCGCTAATCTAAATGTAATATGATATTTGCATTCAATTTTACATGCTCCTCTGATCAGGCGCTATCAGATTTAATGGTTAAAACTTTAATCAAGTATTGTTCTCCTAATTTAGCCAATATAAGAGTGGTTCAAACTGGGGGCAGACAATATACATCGTATGGTAATGGCGCTGGATTTGAAGCATCAATGATGAAACTTAACGAACTATCATATATTTGTGAATCATTTAACGTACGCGCTGATGACTATATTTTATCGGTTGATAGTGATGTCATATTTACTTCACAACAGGTTTTTGATTATGTTGATGGCACTTACGGTTTAATAGGTGTACAGCATCAACAGCCGTATAATACGGCACTAGGATTATTCGGCCATATGTCAGGAGCCTTGATTTTTATTCGTGGCGATATAGCCCATAGAATAGCAAATTTAACCGATGACGAATTAGGTAAGATCAGGCAAGAACATTTTGTTAGATTTAACTTAACTGAAAATGAGGATATCGTTTTGAGTTATATCGCAAAATTGTGCGGAGCCAACGAATTGGATTTACCAAATGAATTGACCTCTGGAAACCTTCAAGAAGATTTTAACAGTAACAAATTGAGGTCTTTTTATCACTTGAATTTCAATCCGGAAACATTTTTAGGAGAACCATGCGGAAAGAAGCAGAACATACCAGGCATTTTTGAATCTAAAGGAATTGAGTTATGAGTGCTAAAATTATGGATATACAAGCACATGACCAGCACAGAGTATCAGAGGTAATTTGTGTTCATTGTGGTAAAAGATGGATATCGGTACGTCCCGTAGAATGCTTATTAAAATATTTAGAATGCCCTGAATGCACAAATCAAGGTTATGTAATTGAAACAGGGTGTGAAACATTAAAAGATGATTAGAGAAGAATTTATAGGTAAAGTTGAAAATTGGGACGGACATCGCCGAATCCTTTTCGAGGCATTAAATGAAACTACTGGTCCAGTAATAGAAATGGGAGTAGGAAAAGGCTCAACCATGCAGTTGCATAAATTCTGCGAGTTTCATAATCGTCCTTTGTTCAGCTATGAGTACGATTTTGAATGGTATAAGAAATTCAAGAACCTGAATTCATTCATTCATGACATCGAATGGGTCGATGGAAATTGGGATATGGTTAACCAAACACATGATAATTGTGGATTATTATTTGTAGATCATTCACCGGGCCATAGACGCAAAGAAGACATAGCTCTTTTTTTTGACAAGGCCGATATAATAGTAGTACATGATTGTGAAAAAGAGGCCGATCATGGATATCAAATGAGAGATATTTTGTCTAAATTTAAATATTCAATTGAAGACAATTCTTTCCCGGCTGCTACAATGGCAGTCTCTAATACTATAAATGTATCGTTATGGAATATACTATAAGATGGAAAAATTTTAGAGATACAAAATATCAAGTATCTGATACTGGCATTGTAAAACGCATTCACAAAAAGGGGACAGAAAAAATACTGAAAAACAATTTAGATAAGGATGGTTATTGTCGTGTGGATATCTGTAAGGATGGATTGGTAAGACATTTTCATGTGCATAGATTAGTTGCTGAGTTATTTCTTCCTAATTTTTATAACAAACCACAGGTAAATCACAAAGACACAATAAAATCAAATAATACATTTTCCAATTTGGAATGGTGTACAAGTGATGAGAATACAAGACATGCTAGTCATAATGGTTTAATGCGTGGATTAAAAGGAGAAGAAAATCACCAATGCAAAATAAATCGGGAAATAGTTTTAGAAATCAGAAAAATTGGTTTGCTAAAAAAGCATGATCTAGCTAAAAAATACAATATAAATGTTACCTCAATATATGATATTGTTAATCGTAGATCATGGAAGCACATATGATTTCTCTGATTCATCCAAGTCGTTCAAGACCGCAAAAAAGTTTCGCTACTACCCGAAAGTGGCTTAATAACGCTACTCAAGAAATTGAATTAATAATATCTCTTGACGACGATGATCCACAACTACAAGAATATAGAACCTTGTATGGATCAAACATGCAAAATGTAATATGTAATCCGAATAAGTCCTCGGTTGAGGCTGTTAATAATGGAGCTAAATATGCTACCGGAAATATTTTAATAGTTATATCTGACGATACTGATTGTCCTAATGCTTGGGACCAAGTTATTTCTACGGCTGTTAATGATAGAGAGGACTTTGCACTAAAAGTTTATGACGGCATACAAAAATATATCTGCACGATGCCTATTATCGATAGGAAATATTACGAACGATACGGATACATTTATCATCCAGATTACTTGCATCTTTTCTGCGATACACATTTTACACATGTTGCGGATGTCACTAATAAAATGATATGGAGGAATGATATACTATTCACTCACATGCATTATTCAGTTCGTAAGTCAACCAAGGATCATATCAGTGAAAAGGCAGACGCAACGATAAACCAGGGTTGCGAAACATACTTAAGACATTTCAAAAACAACTTCGGATTACACGGCATTGACTGCTGGCAAATGAATACACTGGCAGAGGGTCATAAGGAATGGTTAAAAAATAAACTACGATGAAACTGGTCGCAATTTATAATACTTGGTCTGATTGTCTTGATTTACTTGAAAAGTCAGTCGAAAATATACTTCCTGTCGTGGATGGTGTTATAATCGTTTATAGCAACTTTTCTAACTACGGAGAAGGTAAGCAGTTCATTTTTAATAACACTGATCCTAAGATAAGCCTTCACTTAATGGAGCCTACTCAAAAAATTAATCCTCATGCCAACGAGACAAATAAGCGTAACTATGGATTAAAGTTGGCTAAGGAAAAAGGTTATGATTATTTCCTAATTTGTGATAGTGACGAATTTTATTTCCAGCAGGATGTAATTAATTGCAAAGATTATCTACAGAATAACCCAGAAGTGAATGGATTGGTAGCCAATATAAATGTGCTTTTCAAAAGCCCTACATTATGGGTTCCGGATCATACTTTGGTGCCGTTTATTCATAAACTACAACAGAACACACAGCTAGGTAACTTCAAACACTATCCGTTCACCTACGACTATAAAGGCGATTGTCACATCGATCCTACCCGGAGGGTAAACTATCATAACGGAATAGAAATGTGCGATGTGATAATGTGGCATGCATCCTGGTATCGAAAAGACTATCACATCAAGATAAACAACAGCGCAGCGCGGGCAAATATTTTAAAAAGTAGTATATTTAAAGACCTTGAGAATGCCGATGTCGGGGTGTACAATGAGTTTTATCGAAATACCTTAAAACAATGTGACAACTTTTTTAACATTTAATTTATGGCAAAGAAAGCAAAACTAGGATCGGTCAAAAGGTTTGCATCGTTATCCAGAAAACTATCTAAGAAGGGCGCAAGCAATCCAGGGGCATTAGCGGCCTATATTGGTCGTAAAAAATATGGTGCTAAGAAATTCGCGAAGCTAGCGGCATCAGGAAGGAGAAAGTCTAAATGATTTTATTCATCGCTGGATTGATAATATCCTCCGCTTGGTGCTTTGGTGTATTTGCAGCGTTCGACTCAAAACATTTATTAGGCAGGCTAGGGTCTTTTATTGAAAGGATCATCGGCACTAATCTATGTAGGCCGCTTTTTTTATGTCCAACATGTATGGGTGGTAGTTTTCACGGTTTTATGTCTGGTCTTATCTATTTTGGATTGAGCATTAAAATAATTCCATTCATGATTTGTTTGGCCGGTGTTAATTTTGTCATACTTAGCTTCATGCCTGATGAAAACTAAAAAATATCTATTATCCGAAAATTTAGCTGTTAAAAAATGGGATTTACCATCTGTAGACCTATCAATTATTCCTTATAAAGAAACACTTAACACTGATAAAAAATTAATGTTAGACCTACTGAAAGGCAGTATAAAGCAAGTCGATAACATGGCTGCGAATATGTTTGATCCCGTCGAATACTCTACGTTCACAAAACTTATGCGAACTCTAATCAAACGTTATAAATGAGATTTCCATTCCGAAAGAACAAAGTCAATCCGGCTTTCAATATGCACAATCCGGACATTGCGCACAAAGTAGAATTTGCTTTCGAGTCGGGAGGAAAGAAATATTATCAGTTCATAGAAGAATTCGAAATCCCAGCTGGACGGTATAAATGGATTAGCGCCTATCTTCAGGAGCACGATTTGAGACTTGATCCAAAAGTATTGGAAGACTATTGTAACCAAATCGATGAATGTATTAACAAGGGCCAAATAGGGAAAATAGCCATAATTACAGAGAAAATAAGAGGCCGTACTAAATTGGCCTTTAGTCCTGATACGATAAAACGTCTTGCTTCTGTTATCTACTTTGATGAATCTGAGGATTTAAGCGATTTCAGCCTTAATCATGCCGCTCAGAAGATTCAGCAATGGAATAAGGACGATACGATCACTTTTTTTTTGACAAGGCCGATAAGGGAGTTATTAGGTCTGAACGATACATCCGAAACTCATTTGCGGAATTATTTGACGAGCGTTCAGATGCTAATGGATCTGAACTCAAAAACGATAGAAGACATCCCGGTTCCATCATCGGAGAATTCGTCAAAGAGCGAGATTTAGAGTTTGTTTATGTGGCTAAAAACTACGGTTTTGATTACTCTAAGATTGCCAGGATGTCGTGGTATGACTTTAATTTTCATATATTAGCATTAAAAAGGGAACGTGACGCCCAGAAAGTTCACGAAGATGGGCGTGAGCCGGTGTGATAACCCAATTTTTATAGTCATTTCATGGCTGGACGCACCATTGATATTAATATCAACTATAAGTTTGATACATCACAACTACAAAATGCCCAAAAATTTACTGAACAAGCTCAGAAGGCAACGGATAATTTAAGACAGTCCACTGCGCAGGCCGGTGCCGCAGGCGCTAATGCATTTAAGCCATTCGTTGGATCAATCGAGACTCTTAACGCAAAACTTCTTTCTTTAAAAGATAGAATAATTCAGTCATCCGATCCAACAAAAGTAAAACAGCTTTCAGACCAGTATAAGGTATTAAAGGTTCAGTTGGATGCCGCAACAAAAGCGGCATTTGATACAGGTAAGGCCTTAAAAGAGACAGCCAATAACACTCAGTCAATGGCCTCTGGATTCGGTGATCTAGTTGGTGCTGTGAAATTGTTCCTTACAGCTGGATTAGTGAAGGAATTAGTAGCATCTTCATTAGAACTATCTAAGATGGCTGGTAATGTGCAAGGAGTTAAAACAGCATTTGATAGGCTTCCGAATAGCATAGTTTTGCTGGATGATCTAAAGAAAAAAACCCATGGCACTGTTACAGAATTCGAATTAATGAAAAAAGCTGTTTTCGCATCTGATTTTGGAATACCTGTCAAGAATTTAGGAACATTGCTTGAATTTGCCTCTGCTAGGGCACAGCAAACTGGATTAAGCGTTGATTATCTCGTAGATTCGATTGTAAGAGGTATTGGTCAGAAATCCATACTGAGACTAGATAACCTTGGGCTATCAGCAGAGCGCTTAAAAAACGAATTGGGAGGTGCCTCATTAAAGGCTAAAAGCATTGGGGAGGTAACTGAAGCAGTTACTAAAATTGCTCAGGAAGAATTAGGCAAGATGGGGGGATATGTGGAGACCTCAGCAACTAAAGTTGATCAGTTGGCATCTTCATGGGATAAGCTTGGCAAGACTGTAGCTAAATGGTTCGAAAGCGGAGGAATACCAACACAGTTAAAAAAATACGTAGATGCGATTACACTTGTAATAGAGGCTTCGCAAAGAAATGTATCTGTCCAAACTATACTACGCGAGAGTGCGGCAAAAGAGGCTGCGATATTAGGAGTTAATATTATAAAGCAAGATCTGTTTAATGATAGCAAAGAATATAATCTTGATATAACCAAACAGGCAATACAGGCAAAAACTCACGAATTAATTCAAAATCAAGAAGAAATAAAGGCACTCGAAGCTAGACAAAAGGCTTTATTTAAGCTTCAGGCGCAACAAAATGTAGGTCCAGAATTTAGGAATAATATTAAACAGATAGAGACTGATAAAAAATCTAACCAAGTTCTAATAGAACAAATAAAAATATTAAAACAACTTAGTGATTCTTTAGCTTCTGAAATAGTTGCTCCTAAAAAAATGTTAGATAACCTTAAAGAAATGGAGGAAAAGGTTAAGGATCTAAATGACGCTATACAAGAGAAAGAAAATATTAGCACTAAAGCTTCTCAGGATGAGGCTAGGTTACTGAAATTCCAAAGGGACGCAATACAGGATAATATTGATAGAATAAAAGAAACTATTTTTTGGGAAGAGGAACTCGATAGGCGCAGAAAATCTAAATCAGTTACTAAGCAAGTCACAAACCTAGATGCGGATAAAATAAAATCCACTCTTACACCATTAGCAAATCAAGGCAAAGCGATCAACGATCTAACCAATCAATCACAATACCTTTTTGAGGCGCTGGGAAGAATTGAAGCCGGATTTTCGGGTATCGAAAATGGTGCGATTCATATTAAGGCGGCAAAAGATAAGTTTATCGATTTACGCACCGAGTTAGAGAAAGCGATTGACGCAAATAAACAATTCATACAAGATACAGGAATAGGAATAGTTCAAGATCAACTCAATTCAGTTGTGCAAGCGGAGGCAGATGCTTACAATGTAAGAATCAACAACCTGAATAAGTTCTATGACAATCAAATAAGATTAGCTGGTGATAATCAGCGTGCTCAGAATGAATTAGAAGTCCAAAGGACTCATGAGGTAGCAAAGCTTCAAAAGGAACAATTTCAAAAGGACAAACAAGTAAAAAAACTACAGGCGATAATTAATGGGGCTGCAGCGGCAGCGAGGGCGTTCGTAGATTATGAATATCCGGCATCGCTTGTAATTGCAGCACTAGCAGCGGCAGAAGTTGCTTCTCAAGTTGCTATTATTGATCGTCAACAACCCGGATTCGCAAAAGGTGTTATTGATCTTAAGGGTCCAGGTACCACAACTAGCGACTCAATTCCGGCCCGGCTTTCAAAAGGTGAATCGGTGATGACGGCAAATGAGACATTCAGGGCTAAGGGAGTTCTTGAGATGGTAAGAGCAAATAAACTCGATGACACCATCCTTAGACAATTAAAATTAAGTTCTCAGGGCGTGAAATATGTCGGCATGAATGATGAGCGAATAGTAAACGCGATTCAAGGTCAACAACATCCTGATTTTTTACGCATTAGCGATGATATTTATCAAGTACGGCAATCCAAATACAAGAAAAGCAAAGTCATAAAACGAAAGGCGATTCGAAATGGCTAATCCGATATTTAAATTTTCGTTATGGCATAAAACGCTCGGAACACAGGTAATAAGTGAGCCTTCCGGATGGAAAGATGCCAAATTAAAACTTACACGCGATCCGGAATTTCATTCACTCATTGAATACTTCGAGGCAGATTTAATATTTTATGGATCACATGGCTCGTTAAATGGAGGCATAGACTTTATACGCTCTGTCGACGCAATCGGACCTGACGAAGAGTTGATAATATTTATTGACATTTCCGTAGACTCAGGATTAATCTTTAATTCTTTATTCGTGGGTCAACTTGACTTGACTGGACTTGAGGAAAGACAAAATAATCAAATGGCAGTTCCGATTATCAGAAATGACCTTTGGATAAAGTTTGTAAATCGATTTGAGACACCAACTAATATACAATCCACAAAGACTATAGACGGTAATACAATATCTGTACCTACCCCGTTTAAGCTACATTTAACTCCACAATTAGTAAGAAAAATATACTCAGGATTTCAAAAGTACAATAATTATGATAGGTATAATCCATCGTTTGACTATGGCATAATAGATTTTGATAGCGACTTATTAAATGAGATTGATCAAAAATTTCATTACCAATTTTTATTAAATGATGCAAAACCATTTGAATTATTTACTGTTCTTGAGGCAGGCACTTACACAATAGATTGTATTATAACATTGGCTCAACGACAAACAATAAATAGAGTAACTAGTTTTTCGGCCGCTGGAGGGGCCGGTGATTTAGTGTTCCTACAGATTAACGCCAACACACCAATACCATTCAGTCGATCGGACAGGAATGTTAACAGCGGAACTCTGACATTAAATAATGGCTATGTACTTACTACACTGCTAGGCATTGACAGTTCGGTATCTGATTTCAGTATAAATTTAACTGTAAATTTAAATCGTAATGACTCGATAAGAATTTATCAATTCAATACGACATTGGCCCTTAACATGATGTTTGGAAATGCGGGATGGGCTCACGAGGACTTTTCAGGCATAGAGAATTTTGACTATCTAGGTAACGCATACGACAATACAAATGGCCCGGCATTTCAAGGATATTGGGATGCATCTTTAAACACTTACCCCAATAACGGAGATGCTTCTGTTAAGCTAGGATTTAGTTGGCTTATATCAACCCCTGGCGTGTTAAACGGTGTGCCTGTTTTAAAGAATTATGCACTTCAAGCACTAGTAGATAATCCTGGAACCACTGCTGCAAATTGGTGGGCTAATCCAAAACACTTATATGAAGGTATTGAAGCTTACGGAAAATCAAAATTAGTTGTATCCGCCGAAACAACTTATGTAGAGACATCATGTGATTCATTTTTAATACACGACACGGCACAATACATTTTAGAAAGAACATTATCAAAATCTGAAGTATTTTATAGTGAACATTTTGGAAATTCTATAACTACGCCGGCGTATGCTGAGGATGGTTGTGCTAATGGACATGTGTTGACGCAAGGATTTCAATTAAGAGCAGTTAATTTAAATTCGAAGCCTGTGTATATGTCGTTCGCGGATTGGTGGAAGGGGGCTAATCCTATTTTTAATTTGGGTCTTGGGTATGATATTGTCAATAATGAGGAAGTAATAAGGGTCGAACAAAAGTCATTCTTTTATGACGATACAATGTCTACTTTAATTAGTCAGATAAAATCTATAAAAAGAACCTATGACACCGATCTTCTAATCAATAAAATTGAAGTGGGTTATAACAAGTGGGAAAGCTTGGATTTGTCAACCATAGATGATCCGCAGGGCAAACACACATATTCTACTGCATTACATAAAATTGATAAGTCAATAAGCTTATACAGCACATTTGTGGCCGCATCATTGGCGATAGAAACCACTCGAAGGAAAGCCGTCGATACAACCGAAAACGGATATAAATTTGATACTGATGTTTTTATCGTTAGCGTCAAACCATTTAATACGAGTCCAGATACGTATATACCTGAATTATCAGAGAATTTCGATAGTATAGGAAATTTATTAAACTCATCTACTAGGTATAATCTACTATTAACGCCACTTAGAAATTTACTCCGATGGGGCAATTACCTTTCAATAGGGATTCAGACATATCTTAATACGTATCCTTTTAAATTCGTGTCGGGAGAGGGTAATGTTAAAATGTCATCCGATTATCACGCTACCGGCAATCCTGGGATTTGTCTTGCTATAATAGGCGATACGTTGACCGAGAACCAAGATATATTACTTGGTTCTCCTAGCGAATACCATATTCCGGTAGGCGTTTTGCACTTACCATATTTATATACAATTGACATCGACATGACTTTTGAAACTTATGAATCCATAAGAATCAATAGGCAGCAAGCCATAGGAATTAGTCAAACCTCATCAGGACATTACCCTCTATTTATAAAAGAGCTTCAATATGATATTTGTCATAGCAAGGCAACTATTACCGGATGGAGCACACTTTATATTCAAATAACAAACACTGAATACATAGCTCCTACCAATAATTGCTCACAAGATTACCGGATTACCGAAGAAGAGGATATAAGATTATTGGAAAGTGGTGAAAAAAGAGTTGTAAATTAGTATATTCGTGCATGAAAAATGCGTTTTTTCTTGCATTGTTCTTGTTCGCTTGTCGCGAAGGTGAAGATAAAGTAATAAAGAAACAATGTTTTAAGATGGTAATTTCTGACGCTATCCCTATTCAGTTTTGGGTGGATGGATGTGAGACGTTTAATCAAAAAGACATAAAAGGAATTAATAAAGCCTGCTTTTGTCAACCTTTCGAATGCGACGATAATATACGTGTACAATTAACTGACACTGCGAATCAATTGTATTTTTTATCGTTCAATGACTCATCTGATGTACTGTTAAAAACTATACAATTTACAGAAACCTCTACGAATCAAAATATTATTGATGCACATTTTACAACTGATTTAGATGGCCTTAATCAGTCCGGATTAGGCGATCCAACTAGATTAAATCCGTGGGCATGGGAGAGTAATGATGGGGGTCGGCTTCAAACAACAGTATCCCAGATAGGTTCTGATATTACAAATACAGAAATAGTAAAAAAAACAGTTATTGGCTTACAAGGTAATAATACCGTGACAGCTAAATGGGGAATCGGATACAGTACAGTTATTGAAAACATATCAAAGTTGCAATTATATCTTATTCGAGCAGGCATAATTATGCAGACAATTGATGTAGACATGAAGTCTGGCCCTACAGGATCAGTATCAACTGATTTTGTAAATACTATTACTGACCTTTCATTTGTGGCAAGTACAAATTACGATCAAATAGGAATGGGAATAGTATTCGAATCTAGCAGTGGCCTTAGTGCACCAGCTGTTTATTTATATAATTTTCATGTTGAAAGTATAAAGCCGTCCGTTTATAACGCTCAATTTTCATTTGAAGATTTAGGCATCTGCGATAAACAAGTATCATTAACGATAAGCGCAGGTGGTGGATTTAATGCCGTTTACGAAACACCTATTTCAGGATGGTCTAATATATCTGGCGCTGGTCCAGACTGGACCAGTACAACAAACGGATTCCAGGTTATTGTGAGCTCAAGTACACCAAGTGATGCATTGCATATACCTATCAATATTCCGTTTGCTGGCGCTGTTAATGTCGATTTTGAAATAGACGGCAATCTAGCAGCAGGAGTTTCACATGCTACTATTGGCTTTTATAAATCTGGTGTGTTGGTATCTAATATTCAAACTATAAATACACAGTTTTTTACTAATACCGGCACAGTGTCATTTGTTTTGACCGATTCTGCTGACGAAATACGTGTAGTTGAATCTTTAATTTTTGCACTTGCTTATCCTATAACTTATCTTTTAAAAGATTCATTAAAAGTATATTCAGGCGGTACAGTCAAGGCCTATTCAGATTGTATTGATGTCAGAACCTCATGGGATGAAACTATCTTAATTAATTATTCTAATGCAAGGAATTTCGCTGGTATAGATTCTCAAGACGTAAGCCCGGGTATAGAATTTAACTTAAGAATATTAGCCATATTCTTTGAGGAAGAATTCCCACAAGAACAGGAAGTTATGGAGCTTTCTGATAACCAAGAAATTTCATTAAATTCGCAAATAAAGGTGCAACAACTGCTTAATACCGGTCAAATGCCGTTTTATATGCATAAAAAGACTATATTAGCATTAATGCACCAAAGTGTTCTAATCGACGGTAAATTTTGGGTTAAGGCAGATCCTTATGAAAAGATACCGGGGAATAAAAGGAACCCATTGAAGCAATATAAATGCCTGTTGACACAACAGGATGATATTATACGAAACATTTTGTAATACTTTTTTGTCCGCAAGGAGGTGAATAAAATCCAAATTATCATGACAACAACACAATGGCAAGTCAATTTTGTGATGTTCACGCAGCGGACTTTGTACAGCTCGAATGCGGGACAGAATTAGGTGGTTTCCCCTGGTTCGCGGTTATAGACGCGACCGAAGCCCCAACAATCGAACAACTCCGCGAGCCCACTTTTTGGACCGCTAAATTTAATGCATCACCTCAAACATACCGGCTAATTACAGATGCTCGTGGCTCCTATCCAGGCGGAACACCGGTAGAAGAAGATGGTTACGGAACTGTACCAATTACCAGAACAGGTGCGGATCATGAAATCACCGGCCAGGTAAGAGGAATACTTTATAATCGTGATTTCTGGGCGGCGGTTAATCAAACAACGAAATGGAATTTTGTCGCCGTGACAAAGGGACACATAGGATTATATATTCCTAATGTGAGCATTTACGCGAAAATTGAGGTTGATCAAAGCATTAAGAGCACTACAAGATGGGGCGTTTCTGTGAAATGGTCTGATGACCTTTCAAACCCTATTGTATTTAACGCGCCTCCTTCAATATTTGTGTAAACTATGCTATTCGGAACTCAAGAGTTTAACGATACGCTGATAAAAATGCTGTCGAAAGACGGCTATAGACATCCCTGTTACAAAGAATGTGTAAAGCATGCCGAGGAGATGTCGTGGCACTTCTATGGGACAAAACCGGATGAACTCCTAAATAGAAGTCGTCCAAGGGAAGATCCAGAAGTTACGCAATATCGTTTAGATAACTATGAGCCGACAACAAAAAGCGCTGCGGACAAGGCGTTACATATAACCTCTAAAATATTCAATCCGAATCTTTATTCAATCCGATGGGCAGAACAAAATTCCAGCATCGATGAATTGAAGAAGTATACATTGGAAGAATTTCCGAAATACAATTCGATAGTGAATTTTATGAAGGATGTTCTTCTTAGAAAAATGATAGCCGACCCGAATGGTGTAGCTGTTATCAAGTTAGTCGATATTCCAGAGAATGGGACCGAAACACCGGAACCAACTATTGTCTTATATGGATCGAAGAATATTTTTAATTACGACGATGATCACTGGTTAATTAATGTGGAATGTGAAGATGACAAAATTTACACATTCGAATATTATGATGATGTTCAGTACATCACCTTTACTGCCTATGTAACTAGCGACAATAAACTTGTCATAGAGATAGATGAGGAGGACAGCTATATTCACAATTTCAATGAAATACCTGTTTGGCAACTCACAGGTATGAGCGAATGCCTTGATGATGGAGAGGTAATGTATAAGTCTTTTTATTCTTCTGCCGCGCCTTATTGGAATCTTCATATTATTCACGAATCCGATCTATTCGGGGCCTATATAACTCACCTACATCCTCAAAAGTGGGAATTAGCCGAAACATGTACATATCGTTTTGAATGGGAGGGAAGTATGTACCCGTGCAGGGCCGGCATTATTAAATACGGTGACGGTGATAATGTATATCATAAAACATGCCCGCAATGTGACGGCACCGGAAGAAATACCGTTAAAAGTCCTTATGGTGTTTACAAGATAAACAAGGAAAAACTTGACGAAAATCCCAGTTCAAGCATAGCACCGGTGGAGTACATCACCATTCCTACTGAAGCTACTAAAATGCTTGAGACGCGAGTAGACAATATGCTTGCACAAGGTATGTGGGCTATCAATATGGATATTGAGGACGCAATAGGCGCTAATCAATCAGGGATTGCCAAAGTCATTGACAGATCAGCCCAATTTGATACACTTTTTAATATTGGAACTGTTGTTTTTGACACGCATTTACAGAACTTCTATTATTTCGTAAATAAGTACATGTTTTCAGTTGCGGCTAAGTCTGTAGGCAAAGAAGATGACATTAATCTCCCAGAGATTAACAAGCCAACGCAATTCGACATAGTTTCTACGAGTGAACTAATAGCGTCTTACCAGGTAGCGAACCAAAGCGGACTCGATTCAACATATTTAAATCTAAAGACTCAGGAGATTATTTCCAGGGATTTAACTACAAACCCGGATTTAAAAAAGTTTACTTTATTGCTTCTCGATCTGGACCCATTGGCAGGAATGAACCAACAGACTGTTTCTGCTAACGTTGGGAAAGGGTTTAATAGTAAGGTTGATGCGGTCATTCACTTTAACATAAAGTCGTTTGTAGAGCGTGCTATACGCGAAAATAAAGGATTTACCACAATGGGTAAAGATCAACAATTAATAATTTTGCAAGGATACGCGAATGAGTTTATCGGAGCAAATACTCCTAAATTAGGAACTGATGCTTTCGGTAATCCATTGCCAACTACAGGACAACCATTTTTAAAAACGGCATGAAAACAGCATTTAAAAGAGTCAAAAGAACTTCTGCAAAACCGTGCAAAGGCTGTAAAAGAGTCCAAAACGGGCTTCAAAATAAATTTTTTACCGGTGCATGAGTCCAAAAGAATTAGCTGATCAAATTGAAAGCCTTATAATATCCGCGAATGACCGGTACGCTTCGCGGATAATAAAGGTTCAAAATGATTTGTATGCAGCGATAGTTTTAAAGTTAAAGGATATTGAAACCGATGCCGATGGATACATTATTCAAAACGTCCATAATCGAAATGTAATTTCAGAGGCAGAAACATTAATCGATGATGCCTTATCCGGAAAATATCAACAAGCAATAGAAGATCAAATAGCCGTTATTCCAGAAATAGATAATCTAAATGTCGAGTACTTCTCGGCGGCAAGTGATCAATTCATAGAGAATCGAAACTTCATTAAATCACTTCAGCAACAAACTATTCAAAATCTAGAGACAAATCTTTTACAGGACGGCCTACAATACCAAGTAAAACAACCCATCGCCGATATAATGAATCAAAACGTAAATGGTGGTGGTTCGTTTTCAGGGTTCCTAGAGCAATTGAGGACTTTTATTAAAGGTGATGCTAATTTAGATGGCAGGCTATTATCGTATTCTCGCGGACTTTTGAGGGATGCTTTATTTCAGTATTCGAGAGCATACCAGGCGGCAATAACTAACGATTTGGGATTAGTATGGTTTAAATATGATGGTGGAATAATTGATAAATCCAGAGAATTCTGTAAAGAGCGCGCCGGACAATTTTTCCATCAATCAGAAGTAGAGGCATGGGCCGAGGAAGATTGGCAAGGTAAAAACCAATTTACAACCAAATCAAGTATTTTTATTTATTGTGGTGGATATAATTGTGGACATTCTTTAATACCAGTCCATGAGTCAATTGTTACAAAAGAAGATATCGATAGAATAAAATAAAGCCTTTCGATTTGTTGATCCGGATCGGTACACCTCGAATCTCGAAAGGCCTTAAGATAATGATCACCTACATTCGGACCGTTCCTGTAGGGCATTACAAAGATATAAATAATTATGCCTATTTTGGGAATTAACTATAATTTTCGATATTAGCGAAGGATTTAGGAATAAATTCAACAATTGGGCGCAAGCCGGTGCATATCTCAATACCTAATTATAGGTAAATGGTTCAGATCGAAGTTCTTGTCAAAGACAAAACAAACGGTTTAGAACGAACAATTACATACAAGTCTTTTTTAGATTTACAATACAGATATGAATTGATCGGTCAAATCGATGACGCTGGGAAACTTATTGACGGCGACCCAAACTTACAACCCCAACACCAAAGACAAAAAAGAAAAGATGTTCATGCGGTCGGTAGCGGGGTCAGGCAAATACAACCGCTTGCGGAATTGATTCCAGAAAAAGAAGAAATTCCAAAAGAAGAAGTAAAAAGTGAAACGGAACAGTTTCCCGTGGAACAAAAGAAAAGACCTGGCAGACCAAAAACAATTACAGCATGAAGTCAAAAGAATTTTACACAAAATTGAAAGAACAGGGTAAAATAGACTCTGAGGATTATATAAAGTTCACCGAGACGGTGCCGGAATATGAAATACCTGATCAAGTTTTTAACGCTATACAGGATAATTTCTTAACTAGGGACAGGGCTTTATCAGATCCTAAAATAGGCGGCAAAATACGGGCCGAGGTTTATGACGGTGTCGATGCTCAAATAACGGCTTTATTGCCTGATTTAGACGTTTTCGACGCTGAAAAAATCAGCACTGAAAAGGACACAAAGAGTAAAATTAAGCTTCTTCAGCAGGCTATCTTAAATAAAGTTGAAAAGGTCAAAAAATCGAATCCCTCTAAAGAGGAGGAAGTAAAAGAATTAAATAAACAGAATTCTGAGCTTGTGGAGAAAATAAAAGTTATCAATGCCGAAAGGGAAACAGAACGGAACACTCTGCAGAAGAAATTTGATGAAGAAAAAGGCCAAATTTTCCTCGACATGGCGTTGAAAACAAAAATATCAAAGTTTGAGTTTGCTCCTGAGCATGCTAAACTTAAAGAGCCTATTACAAATGTTTTATTACTGGACTTGAAGCAGAAAAATGTGCTGTCGGTCGATGAAAGTGGGAATATCAAAGTACAAGAAATTGTAAACGGTGTTCCGAAAGACAAATTTAACGGTAACGATCCTGTTACCATCGATAAATTGCTGGAAGAGGGCGTTTCGCCTTATTTGAAGCGTAATAACGCAGATGATAAGACAGACGCTAAATTGCCAGGTCGCACAATAGTCACCGATGCTAAAAAGCTTTCATCAAACCCAACATTGGCCGAGATGAGGCTGCAAGCAGCCAAAATATAACATACAATGGCTACATCATTTGATATGACCGCGGTAGGCGCGTGCGAACTAATTCGCGCTGAAGCCGTCGATATCGCAAAAGAAAACGCACCCTTCCTTTTAGGCCGTGCAACCGGGGCGCTTGATTTTATCACAAGCCCAACAAACGGAACAATTTCATCAACAGTTATTTCAGATCCTGGCGAAAAGGTTCACACATTGCGCGTTCTTTACGATCAGCGCACGAAACCTTGTCAGGTATCAACCGATCCGACAACAAATATTTGTGCGGATACACCCATCACGGCGCCACGTAAGCAAGCATTTGTGAACATCGACAAGAAAATCACATCACCAGCTCGTTATTTTTCAAATAATGACCTAGTTGTTAACTGTATGCCAAAAAGCGAATTCATTCGTCAAAGACTTATGAATGACCTGAGGGCTACACGCGAACGTCTTGATGAGGTTATTCTTGCCGAAATGAACGCACGTCAAGGACTTATTTGGAACTGGGATGGCGGATCAACTTCCGGATATAAAAACTTGCAGTTGCTATACCAACAAAACGGCCAAGACATTCCCCAACCTGGTAATTATGAGAATATTCTTATGGATTACCAAAATATGGAGCTATCCGGACCTCCTGCCGTTATCGGCCAGGGGTATTTTGATAAATTCATCAAACTGCAACAAATGTCATGTTGTAATGCAACCACTCCTTATGGAGACGCATTAGCAGGCGCAGGCGTGGCTTATTATTTCGATCAAGCCGTTAACTCGGTAGTTGGAAATAACAAGATCCTGGTCATTCCTAATGGAATCTTGCACCTATTGACGTTCAACAAGAACTACAATATCAATATCAATACCGAACTAGAGGCTCATACAGTTGTCACTGACCCTGTTAATCCGGCTATTAAGTGGAATCTTGACTTTAAATGGGATTGCGCCACGGAACAATGGAGATATGAGTATTCTCTACACTGGACATTATTCAATGTAATTCAATCCGATTCTTTCGGAACCGACTCTGGTACGCCTGATTGCGGCGATGAATTATCTGGAATGACTGGCGTATTTGGATACCAGATCACACGCGGTTAATGAATTGCTTTCAGGATTATATTACTCCTGATATCTCAATACCGTCAAGGTCGGGGCTATATGCTTCGACCTTGCCAGGTGTTGATACCGCCATGTTTGAAGGTTTAGCCAAGGTCATAGATGCGAGTCCAGAATATGACACTTGGGGTCTTCTTATTTATCCTAGGGCCATACAAAACTTAATTTCTGAGGTTTCAACTGCTATGCAAAGCAAGTTCTTTGTAGACATGAAAATTGTCAGCCGTGAAACTTCTGAGTTTTTGCCTGATTACAATATCACTTCTGGTTTAGGAGGGCTTAAATTCAATTTCTATGCAGCCAAGTATTCCGTAGTTCATATAGAGACAATTGAAGTATTTGCACAAGGATCATTCTCAAATTTCACATTATCTTTTTACGATACAGATGAAAATGGAGAATTATTAACTACTAAGCAAGTAGCATTAATTGCTGGTCGTAATGTAATCAATATCGATACCGATTTTTCGGTGAGTAATCTATTCATTTCTTATAATACCGCCCAAGTAAGTATAAAGCAGACCCAAAATAAAGTATTTCGATCCGGATGGATGTATACTCCAATAGTATGCGATTTCTGTTTATTTGGTGGTTACTATAACGATGTATACGGCAGATCAACAGCAACACAAGTTAATGGTGGAGGATTGAACGTTAAATTAATTGTTAAGTGTTCCATTGAAAAGTTCATTTGTAATAATCTGAATCTATTCAAAAATGTTTTTTGGTGGAAAATAGGACAGGAGATTTGCATTGAACGTAGGTTCGGCGAAAGATTGAATGCGTTCACAACCATGACAATAGAACGCGCTACTGAACTTAATACATACTACGATTTTAATTTTAATAAGGAGCTTCAAAACTCTGTAAAGTCGCAAAGCATGAATGAAGACCCTATTTGTTTCGCTTGTAAAAGCGATGTCTGGACTGATAAAATTTTACCATAATGGCAAAGAAAAAAAAGAAAAAAGGATATGGCATGTAATTGTGGAGGCAAAAAAGGAAAGAAGACTCGTGGCCAATGAGTTGACTGATTTGACCAATAAGATTATTAAGGCTGTTACCGATGATTCAAATCAAAGGGCAGCACTTAGTACTGTATTGGCTATTCAGAAGGCCCGAATATTTGAACAAGGATTGGACGACTCAGGGGCCAAAATTGGAACATACTCAACTAACCCGATATCAATTTCAAAGAAAAACCAGGCCAGAAACACCGGAAAGACATATTTCAAAGGTGGTTACGACGAGTATAAAAAGGCAATAGGCAAGAATCCTGGATTTGTAAATTTAACGAATACAGGCCAGGAGGCAGCCGATTACGGATTAGTTGGGAGTAATGGCAGTTACGGATTCGGATTTAAAAATGATCTGAATTATAATAAAAGTCAGTGGCATGAAGAGAAGTATAAGAAAGAAATATTTGGATTGACAGACAATGAAGCGAAAGTCTTAGAAAATGTTCTGCTCGCGCAACTTGAAAAGATTTTATGACCGATTTACTACAAACGATAGATGATTATACTTTAGCCAGATATTCTGCGCTAAAATTGAAATTATTTGGGTTTTGTGAAATCATGCATAAAACGGCCAATAATTCAGATCAACCCGTGCCAGTAACTATTCCGAAGCGTGAACAAGTTTCACTAGATGATCGGTACGATTTGATTACATGGTTACGATGGGAGTCGCCGGCTCAATATTCTGAAAACAAAGAATGGAGTTTTGGTAGCTCAGACGCAACTTACGGAGAGATTATCGCCAGGGTAGTTCTTGCACATAAAGTGCAGTTGGGCGAAAATCTTGTATTTGATTTCGCTAATAAGTTCCCACAGATATTAAGTGTGCCCGGTTATACATACGTTTTTATGGATGATAGCTTTAATATCGATCCTGATCACGAAAAAATATATTTAACAGAACTCGGTAAAACGGTATATGAAAAACATCGATTTAATTGGAATCTATATGTCGTAAATTTCACCTTTCAATTTATACCGTGCGACAGTGATTCGTTTAGAATTTTAGAAAATGGAGAATTTAGAATTACTGAGTAATGACAAAGAAGATATCACAATTACCAGTTGCTAGTACACCTGATGGATCTGAGTTATTAGAGTGTGTTCAGGGGGGATCATCAAAAAGAACAACGGCTAGTGAATTGGCTGCTGCATCTATCCCTATTTTAGCAGATTGGGATATGTCTACAGATAAATTCCCAAGTCAATCTAAGAGAGGTAAAAGATATTATGGTATAAATGGACCTACGTCTTCATTAATTGATAGAGCTGGTAATCGAATACCAAATTCTGTATTTATTACATCTCTAATCGACAATGCGTCAGATACAAGTCCGTTAGATTGGGCAATAGAATACACTATAACCGCATAATTATGAAATTCTTAGAGGCATATAATGACTACTTGTCAAAAAATTCCAACATAGTTCACGGTTTTTTATTCTTTGTACTATGTAATGTAGTGGCATGGTTTATACTTTTCAAGTATCGCGAACGAATAATAAAAGGCCTCGAGGGTGAAAATCAATTATTTCAAGCTGGCGAGATTGTGATATTTATTTCGCTTTGGTGTATGCCTCCTGTTTTATTTTATATAGTATTTTTCACACCACAATACCTATACGGACTTTATTTTGTCGGTGGTATTGTCTGTTACGCATTAATGGGAAGGTACATTTTTGATTGGGCATTAGCCTTTAAAAATGGTAAGTCAGAAGTTACTCAAATAGTAGATCCAGAGCCAAAAGTAAAAGTCACCACCACAACAGAAACAGTCACAAAATGAAAAACATATTCATATTTTTACTTTCTATAATTTCGGTTTATTCCTTCGGTCAAATCCCTATTGATCCAAATCAAGCACCGACTACTGCCAGAATTAACCAAGCGTTAATGGGTGCTGTAATCACTACCGGTACAGATACCTATGCTGGGACATTATCAGGCATAAGCAGCTTAACTGGATTAAAGTTCGACGTAACTTTCACCAACGCTAATACCGGGGCGTCTACCTTGGATATTACAGGTGCTTCCGGCGCATTTGGTGCGAAATCCATAAAAAAGTTTTCATCTGGATCTTTGGTTGATTTAGCAAGTGGTGACTTACCGGCGGGGTCAACATTCAAAGTAAGATACAACGGTAGTGCTTTCGTTATTGTTGGCGGGCTTGGCGGCAGCGGTTCCAGCGGCGTCACCACAACATCTCCATTAACTGGGACCACAACGATAGGTATCACCCAGGCAACTACATCAGCGGATGGTTATTTATCATCAACGGATTGGAACACCTTCAACAATAAACAAGCCGCGTTGGTAAGCGGAACGAATTTAAAAACCGTAAACGGAAGCTCATTACTAGGTAGTGGTGATATTGGTACAATAGACGAGACACATGGAGGTACGAATCAGACAACAGTAGCACAGGGCGATTTATTAGTCGGATTTGGAACAAATCTGTGGACAAAATTAAATATAGGTAGTTCTGGCAAAGTACTTACTTCTAATGGAACGACAGCCACATGGGCAACCGGTGGCAATGCTCTAACAAGCAATCCTCTATCTCAATTTGCTTCTACTACATCGGCTCAACTGGCCGGGGTTATATCGGACGAAACAGGTTCCGGCGCTGCTGTATTTGCGACATCACCGACGCTTGTTACTCCCAATCTCGGGACCCCGTCCGCGGCAACACTAACTAATGCAACCGGCTTACCTCTATCAACAGGGGTTACCGGAAATCTTCCAGTAACAAATCTCAACAGCGGGACATCCGCAAGTTCTTCAACGTTTTGGCGTGGAGACGGGACATGGGCAACGCCCTCCGGAAGCGCACCGGCTCTTTCATCGATTACAGCGGCCACAGGATCAAACACTATAAACAATGTCGCTAACGCTCAAGAATGGCAATGGAATTCATTGGCAGGAGGAAGCGGATTTAAGCTATCATCTACATCGACGGCGGCTGCAAGCAACACAAACAAGCTCTTTGAAATATCGACGTCAGGCGCGAACAGCACAAGCACGCAGACGACTTATGGGCAATATCTAGTTAATTCAAAAACCGGTACATCATCAAGTAATGTTGGTATTTACGCCGAGGCATCAGGGGGTACTAATAATTATGCAGTACAAGCAAACGGAGAAATTACATCATTATATACTTCATCAGGGCGAAATATTTTTAATCTGAACACCAGCCAGGGGGCCACATACGGACATTTTAATCATACCCTAACCGAGGCCAATATTAATGCAGATGGTCAGTTAGACGATACTTATAGATGGGGTTACAATTTAGGGGCCAGGCGGAATACTTCGGAGGCATCTCTTGAATGGGCTATGGAGTCTCATTATCAACCATTTGGGAATACGACTGACGAGAAGAATTTTGAAATGCATCTCGAAAGTACTTCTTATAATGGGACACACCGAAGAATATTTAGTGCTAACATTTCTAAGAACGTCGGAACCTCTGCAACGTATCAAACTAATAGCGCATATTGGACTTTAGAATCCATGGACTGGCGAGATACTCCTAATGGTTCATCTTATTATAATGTTGCGAGCAGCGGGCAAATGAGATTAACAGGTATTACACCTCAAATCACTTTCAATGAAAGTACCGACGCTATTTCGCATACACTGAATGCCCAGGCTGGCGGCCTGATACAATTGAACAATGTTTATGCTGCCGGGGCACCATCATTTATCTATTCAAGCAACTACAATGATTTTAGCGCTTTCAAAATTTCTAACTCCAACACCGGCTCAAACGCAGGAACGTTACTTTCATTTCTTCAAGGAAGTAAGACATCTAATTTCCAGTTAACGCCGGCATCATACGGAACCATTCCCAATACGATGTATTTTAATCACTCTGTAACAAGCAGGGGATTTGCCTTTTCTTCCGGAGCTTGGGGTGGGTATGACATGGCAATTAATCAAGGGAGCGTATCAATAGGGGTAGAGACTACTACCAATGCAGCATTGTATGTATTACAAAGAAATTTAACATCTGCATGGAAACCCGTGCTTAGAACTGATCCGGGTGTTCATACGGGGATGACGGCAGGAACGCAATTTCCAGTAACAGTATTCACAGGCTCTACTCAAACATGGGCAGCAGGGTCTTCTACACTCGCGTTACAACCTTATAACTATTTTAAATCACCAACGGTTAACGCTGGATCAGGTAATACGATTACCGATACTTACACGGTTTATTCAGAAGCCCCTACGAATGGTTCAGGAACAACTACTAATCTGTGGGGATTAGGTACTAATGGTTCCACTAAAATTGGAGGTTCATTAACTGTGGTAGGTACATCTACTAAAATAGCTGGTACAGCCACAAATGACGCGGCAGCTTCTGGAAATATAGGAGAGAATGTGAATTCTAAAATTGCGAGTGGTAGCGCAGTTAGTTTAACCACCGCTACAGCGGCTAATGTAACATCCATAAGTTTAACAGCAGGGGATTGGGATGTGCGCGGGATTGTATCATTTAATGAGACAACTTCAACGGTTACAGCCAGAATAGCTGGCCTTAGTTCAACAAGTGCTACGTTGCCAACAGACGGCACTGAGGGTTATTGCGGAGTACAGTCAACAGTTACTAGCGAAATAAATTCAATTCAGCTAGTTTCACAGAGGTTCAGTTTATCGACCACTACTACTATTTACCTCGTTGGACAAGCTACTTTCTCAGCTGGAACTTGTGGGGGATTTGGATTTATTGAAGCAAGAAGAATTAGATAAAAAAACTAATGAAAAAGCTATTATTGCTAGCATATGGGTCTTAACTGGACACAGCTTCCTGTAATATTGGAAAAAGACACTTTAAAATTTATAACCGGGGAAATACAAAAACGTTCGGGCATATGAAACGAGAGATATTAAATTATAACGGTATACCATACCTAAAATACACGCCGACAACTTTGGATGTTAAAGGTACAATCCTTTATCTGCATGGACTGGGTGAGCGTGGCACCGATCTTTCACTTCTTGAGCATAACGAGATACCGAAACAGATGCTTACAACTGAGGTGCCTTATATAGTGATAGCCCCTCAACTCCCATTAAGTCAAACTGGATGGTGGGAAAATTTTACAAATCCTATGGCTGCTTTAATGAAGACAATGCCTGGACACAAACACGTTACAGGCCTTTCTCTCGGCGGCATGAGAGTAACTGTAATATTAGTTGAAAATCCAGGTGTTTTTGACTCCGCTTCAACAGTATGTGGCAAAAACGATGTCCCTGCAATGGGGATAAAATATATGGATATTCTAGCTTCTGAGCTCGCCCGAATTCCGACGATCCATTATTACGATCCATTAGACAAAACAATTCAAAATGGAGATGGCAGTGGCTACATAACAATCAAAGCCATGTGCAATCAATACGCCGGCAACATTGATATCACATACCAGGATATCAATTTGCCTGGACCGGGTCATCACGCCATTTGGCCGATAGCTTATCAAACAGGAAATTTTTGGAAGTGGCTCGATAGCAAAGTGTCGCCACCACCGGTCCCTGTTTTGGACCCAGTTGTGAAGGTTGATTTTGATGGTGTAAATATAATTTACACGACACAATCGGGAAAAGTAATAACTGTTAAACCAAGTACTATAACCCAATAAATCCGGTTGAGAATAACCGCAACCGAATGATTATTTTTATGAATGATCTTTTTAGGCGCAACCGTAGGGATTATTTTTATCTTGTGGATGATCTGGATAACGAATCAGACCAAAAAATCCACACACCAAAGCGAGGAAGTCGCCAGGAAACAAAGGGAGAGAATGGATTTAATTAATGATATTAAAAAAAGACTAAACTAACCTATTATATGAGCGATAAACATAAAATACTTGATAATCTAAGGCAAATCGAAGCGTTAGTGGCAGAGACGAAAGCCTTATTAGAAAAGCATGAAATGGATGGGGCTAAAGTTTTAGAATCAGAGCCGCCCACAACGCCTCCAACTACGCCACCCGGGCATGGCAATTAAGACCGGCATATTTATTTTAGTTGGCTGCCTGGTAGCGATAACGGTTACTGAGATTTACAATCTATTACCGGACAGCAATCGCCTGTATAGGATGTTTCCACTATCGGATCAGCTTATTTCGATACAGGCATGGGTAGACTATGGGACAACGCGAATAGCATATAGTGTATTTTTTTACCTCATTTTCAGGATTTCGCCGAAATACTCCGAGCAACTATTTATATTTTGGCTATTGTCAATGGTTTATTTTGTGGATTACATCGTTTTCTACAATAACCCATGGGGATATGTGTACGCTTTCGGGCATGGCATACCTATTTCATTCACTTCTTTTAGAATATTTTCCTTTATTTTGATCATCATCATAACTATTTACAACGAATGGACATAACAATTCCGGCTTGGGCAGTGGTTCTTTTAGGTGTTTTTATACCTATCTTAGTATCATGGGCGATCTGGATCACCCGGGCCGTATTTAAAAACAAAGAAGACATTTTGATAAACACCACAAATGACCATCATGTGAACAAAGAGCTTACTACGATGAATGAAAAACTAGTTGAGCTCAAATTAGATTTTAAAGAACAGATTAATTCCGTTAAAACAGAGTTCAAATCCGCATTCGATGAGGTTAAAAAACTTCTTTATGATCAAAGCCAGCGTGAAAACGGGTATCTTAAGGATATGCTAAAGGGGCAAAAATGAGATGTATCCAATGGAAAGCCTTGAAAGCCAGGTAAGAATTTTAATCGAAAGAACAGAAAATTTTAAAGATCAGCTTAATCGATTCGTTTCCCATCTTGAGAGCGAGCAGAGGGTTACTGGCAATATTTCTACGCGGGTAGGGGATATCAAATCAATCGTTGATAGAATCGACCGGGTTATCGAGCGTCATGAAAGGATTTTGTTAAACGACGGGAAAGGAATGGTCGTCAGAATAGATCGACTCGAACAAACGGCCAGTAATAACAAAAGCAGGGCAACAACTTGGATAAGCGTAGTAAGCTTGTTAACTTCGATCGGGGCTTTTATTCTAATGTTTTTTAAATGACACCTTCACAAGTAGCGCGCACTTATATAGGACAGCTTGAAAAGCCAGGTAATTCCGGGTTCCAAGATCATAATTTTGAGATTGAAATGAGAAATTTCGGTGAATGGCTGCCTGGGTATTCATGGTGTTGCTGTTTTGCGCAGCTATGCTTTCATTATGCATATCCCGAAAAGGCAGATACAATCAAAAAAATGTTCAGTCCAAGTACACGGGGGACTTTCAATAACTTCAAAAAATCAGGTTATAAGATTTCGCAAGATCCAATAGTTGATTCATTGGTCATATTTGGTGACTATAAGAATGGAGTTTTAACATGGCAGGGCCACGCCGGTATTGTCTCTTCTGTGTTAAATCAAAAGTCGTTCAAAAGCATTGAGGGCAATACATCAGGTTCCGGATCAAGAAACGGCGACCGTGTATTTGAACACATCAGAAATATAAACGTAAAGTCTTCAGGATTAAACGTTCTTGGGTTTATAACAATATAAAAAACCGCGACGACTATTAATCGTGCGGTTCTGATCGATGAGAAATATCCCTCTCTTCAAACTCACCGACAATGCTAACTTACAAATTAACGCCGAATTTTAAAACCTTTCCTAGAATAAATCCAATTATAATCCCGAGTAATAGGAGGCCAGCGCTGCGCAATAGTTTACCGGTAAAAGTAGGCATGTTTGCAGGCTCTGCATTGATTTGTACGGTTTCTTTGATGTAAGGTATATCAAACTCTTTTGAATCGATCTGCAGCGATGCTGTGCCACCTATAGAACTTGCTATAATATGGATCGGGAAAGCGTACTTTTTATTCCCTGCTTTAGCGTACAGCGTATATATTGTGTCTTTAACCACATCCGGGCAGATTAACTTTTGAATAGCTTTCTTTTGAACCAGTGTCTTAGCTTCCGGACAAAGGGCCTGTAATTTCAGTGTGTCATATTTAGTTACCCGTACTATCCGATCGTGAATCTTGTCGATTGATACTGTATCGTGAATTATTGTTTTTGTTGAATCCAGCTTCGCCCCTAGCGCTACAGCTTTAGCCAAGTTTATCTTTGATCTTCGTAAATAGTAGTTCTGTCTTTGCGTGGAGCTACATCCGAGTGAAAAAAGTATGATGATGATAAGAAGTGTATTTCTCATAATTGTGTTTCTATTTTAGCTTTACGCGTGTATCCGTCTTTCTCAAAATCAGCTATCCATTGCAATCTACGTTTAGACATCCTAGGTCCATAAGGCTGCAGTCTGAAATGTCCTCTAACTTTAAACGCGCCAGATGAAACCAAGTTTGTATACCAGGTAGAGTCTATTATATTGATCGGAAATTTTGTTTTGTTATTGTAAACAGCGCGTGGACCGTCCCATATTTGACGATCAGGATTAAGTTGCTTTGTTTCGACCTCAGCATAGTTGATGAATAACTCAGCAGAGAGTATGGCCGTTAGAGCAACACCAAGCAACTCGTCATGAATTTCTATCTTCATAATCGGAGGTACTTCTGGACGCGACCTAAATTTTAATTCTTCTGTATTATCTCGATCAATGTATACAGAGAACAACATTCCAAAGTCGTGACTATTAGGAACAATAAAGTGAATTTGACCCATAATGTCGATTCGATTCTCTTCAACCAAAAGCACATATTGCAATACGTGAGGATTGCCAGCTTTGGACATATATATCAGCGCTCTACATGAATCGCACAACTCGTGTCTATGAGGAATTAACTTATGATAAGAGGTAAGCATGGGATCGATTATCGGCTTAGTGAGATAGGTCTGTACAGTATTTGATATTTTAATAATATCCTTAAACTTTGATATCGTGACAGGTTGCAGTATGTGACTATACTTTCTAATGACAATCTCGTCATCAAATAATGCAGGAAACCGATCAGAATCAATTTTCATAAGCAGAACCAGTAAATCGAAAGTGAAAACAAAACTAGCCATAAAATCATCCTTCCGGCCCAACCAAGCGCTCTGTAAGCAGGCCACTTATCAGGCACCGCAGAATCAGATAGGTGAACAAGAGTATATTTAATACGTGAGCTAAAAGCTATTTCTGGGTTGCTTGAGTATTCATGAAATCTTTTCCACCAAAACCAATTAAATATGTAAGGAAAGAACAATTGATACCCGAAAACAGAAACTGCAAGGCACTTCAAAAGTTCAACATAAAAATGTCCGTGGCCGATTAATGAGATTGTTATGAGTGAATCAACGATCATTATTAATCCTACATTAAAAACCTCGCCAGTTGCCGGATGTTTCACGCCTCGCCAGTCCTTCACCATCTTGTACATTATGGGGAAGAAAAGAAGGATTAGTATTGAGATAAATTCCTTCATGATTCAGTCTTAAAATATGTTTTACGAACTTCATCCTCGATTCGCGCACCATCTCTGAGAGAAAATTTACCCTTTAATATTTTCATTTCATTTTGAACAGTCAGGATAATATCAGCGACACAGTCATTTGTACTTACCCCTGACATTCCTAATGCAATACGCAAGAATTGAATTTGATGTTTAGTGGGTCTTTTCATGATCTTTTCGTTACAGTTAAAAATATCCATCCGGCAATACAAGCCACGACGCCTATACAGCAAACCTTACCAAGTAAATTGAACTCCGAAAAGTTAGCAGCGTGCGTTACCAAGTCGTCAATAAGGCCAACGAAAAAGCATACAGCGCCGATGATTAAAAGAAGTTGGAATTTGTTCATCGTAAACAATATTTAATGGTCTTACACTGACGGCGAAGGATTTGACGATACTTTTTGAAAAGCAGTTTATCTTCGTCCGGATTGGCTGATCGAAGCTGTGCGGGTCTTTCATTAAGTATCACTTTGTTTTCGAAGTCTTTGCCGAAAATCTGTTGTGCTATTGTTAGTGGTTTTTTGTCCATAGTTTTAAATGTTTAGTTAGTCTTGAATTTATATTTTGGTTTATGTTTAACTAAAACAAGTTCACAACCGGATTCGATCTCATCCTTCAAGGCATGAAGGAGATTCCATTTAATTTGCCACTCTCCGGTTTCCATGCCCTTGTATTCATGAAATTCTATTGAGTCATGTTTGGTGATGACCTTAAAATCGATGAAATAATTAGTTATGTGAATTCCGTTTACATTCAAATCAATTTTAAACTGCGGTATCCACTCTTTTATTTCGCCTGCCTTACGTCTCCACTCTAATTCCATTGCGTATTCACATTCTCCTTTTGAATGGTACCAACGGCCCATAAACTCCGATTTTACAGCATTGAATTTATTGGTACTTAATCGTTTTGTGAATGCCATGTTTTAATTTTCAAAAAGCCCCTTGAAGTAATCGCAGGGCTTTAATCCCCAAACTCAAAATTATTTTTTGTCAAATCTTTTTGCCTCTAAAATTGGCAGCGATGCTTCAGTAGGAATATAGATTACTTGATTTTTAGTATTCTCCATATTATTGATGAACAGATAGTGCAAATAGGCTTCATTGTTTTTCAATGACTCACCGATAATGGTGTTTGCGCGTGCTGCGCCTGATGCTCGTATAACTTCCGCTTCTGCCAGGTCTTTAGCACTTTCCTTTTTTGCTTGTGCCTCTTGAATTGATATTTGCCGGTTCTGTGTGGCTCTTGCCAGTTCAGCCTCGCCTTCAAGATTTTGTTGATATACTGAGTAGTTTGGGCATCCCCACATTGCTAGTAAAGTAAATATTAATCCTATGCCAAGGATGCGATATATCCATGACCAAACCTCCTGAGATTCTTCTGACATTTTCATATAAATTTTATTTTAGTTATAGTATTTAAAAACAACCGCCGGAAATTTAGCCCTCATCAAAGTACACTCCAAACCCTCTCTTTTTGTAGAAACTTCGATGCTTGTCAGGTCTATTTCTAAAGTCTGTGACTGACGGCGGGAGTTAGGTTACCAAGAATCAGAACTTCCTCCTCCGCCAAATGATCCGCCTCCGCCCATATCCGAACTGGAATTGTCGCTAGATGATCCAGAGTCAAAACTAGGACTGTCATAAGATGGAGAAACGTAATCAGGCATAGATGGCGCGGCGTAAGGAGCATCATCAAAAGATTTACTTTTATATACCTCGTCATGTTTTAATCGGAAACTATTTCGCTCATGCGGCGCAGGTTGCGGTATTTGAAATCAGAGATTTCTTCGCCGGTTTTGTAATACTCACCGTTCGACGTTTTTAAAGTAGCGATGCATGTGTACATAGTTATTTTTGTTTAATGAGTTTCTTTTTAAAATTGGTGGTCCTGTATCTTTAACCTAGTCGCCTGTTAATTCAGGCCAGCCACCAATCTAAATCCGGCATTACATTTTTTAAACTCCCAATTAAACCCTCTTTTAAATGGGTGGATAAATACCGGAAATGTTTTATTCGTACTTTTCTTCAATAGCCTTTTCAAGCATATATGATAAAGAGCGGTCTTCTTTAATCGCAATTCTACTAATCTTATCCCGCAATGATTCCCGCAAACGTAAAGGAACGTTAGTTTTGGGATCTTTTAATTTCTTTCGTCCTGCTTTAGCCATAGTTTTCTGTGCATTGCTTTGCAAATATATAATAAACGTATATTATTGTGCAAGTATTTTAGGCATAAAAATAAAATAAATATTTCTTGTGTGAAACTTGCATACGACAATTACGTGTAGTATGTTTGTATCACGCTAAACGGGAAAACACTATGAAAACCGCAACTCAAATCTCAAACGACCTGAAAACATGGAACGCCAACATCGGCTCTAAGAAGGTAGAATTAATGAACCTCTACAACGGCCATTCAAACGTTCAATTGGTTGAAAACGCCGACAACCTGCACGATCAAATACAGGCCTCCATATCAGGAGTTTTGAATACTATTGCTGAGGCTATTAAAATTTTGAGATCATGAAAACTAAACACACACCAGCGCCTTGGGAGATTGTAAAAAAGCCTTCAATGTTGATTGATGACATCGAAATAACGATACACACCATAGAAACAGAAGCCAACGCAAAACTCATCGCCGCCGCTCCTGATCTTTTAGAGGCGTTGAAAGCATCGCAACAAATTATAATGGATTTGATAAGCAGCAAAAGAATTGTGAATTTGGATGAATCCATTGCATATAATAATTCACTTATTAAACGCGCAACGGAATGACCGGAGAACTAAGCCAACACAAAGTAGAAAAGAACGAACGAATAGAATCCTTCGTAAACGTTGAATTCTTTGACAAGCAGGGAGAAGTACTTGAAAAACAAAAGCTTCGCGTTACCTATGTAGAATACGATGGAAACGTAATCGAACAACTAGAAGTAGAATCACCTTCAGGTTGGGTTATGTCACAAGCTGACAATTTTAAATACGACATTAAGGAGGCGATTGAAAGCCGTACGGGTAAATCGATTTTCGGAGAGCTGAACTTTATTAGTTAAAACTATGACCGAAACTAAAGAAATTGAAATCTTAAAATTTAGTCCTTGTATGGAGGCTATGGAATTCCGGAATCAATACTCTTCTTTTGAAGAAGCTTGGAATAATTGCCCTCGCGGCGATTGGATGTTATGGATAGCTAAACGACTTAACGTCGATCTCAAATTACTAACTAAGGCAAAAGCAAAATGCGCGCTTACTGTTCGGCATTTAATGAAAGACCAACGATCAATAAATTCCTGTGAGGTAGCGCTAAAGTTCGCCGATGGCGAAGCTTCGCGCGATGAACTCGATGCTGCTGCTTATGCTGCTGCTGATGCTGCTGATGCTGATGCTGCTGCTTATGCTGATGCTGCTGCTTATGCTGCTGCTGATGCTGCTGATGCTGATGCTGCTGCTTATGCTGATGCTGCTGCTGATGCTGCTGCTGATGCTGCTGATGCTGCTTATGCTGCTGCTGCTTATGCTGCTGATGCTGATGCTGCTGCTGATGCTGCTGCTTATACAAGAAAATCAAATCAAAAATCGACCGCTGATATTTGCCGCGAAATACTTACCGAGATTGTATTCGAAAAGATAAAACTATGAACCCAACACTAGAACAACTTTACAGACTACGTCACGCCTTAAACGTTGCGGTAGTACACGGAGAGATAAACGTTAACGATGAGGTTATCGAAATGGTCGCGCAGGAGATTAAAGATTTGGAATTCGAATTAACCAAAGAATCGGACGTTTTAGAATTCAATAACATGCACATTAAAGGCAGCACATTCGATAAATTCTTTTCAAAGAACCCATTTAAACAGGAATAAGATGAGCGAAGTAGCAAAAACAGAATCAACAGCATTAACCGCAAAAGCCTTATTCAATAAGGAGGAAGTAAAAGCAAAATTCCAGGAGCTATTAGGTAAGCGGGCGTCAAGTTTCATGACCTCGGTATTGCAAATAGTTTCATCAAATCCATTACTTACAAAGGCCGATCCGAATAGTGTTTATCATTCCGCAGCAGTTTCAGCAACGCTTGACTTGCCATTGAATAATAACCTTGGATTTGCCTATATCGTGCCCTATAATCAAAAGCAACAGGATGGCACATATAAACAGGTAGCCCAATTTCAGATGGGTTACAAAGGCTTTATTCAGCTTGCGCAGAGAACCGGACAATTTAAATCAATTGGAGCCACAAGAGTATTTGAAGGGCAACTGATTAAAGATGATCCATTACTCGGCCCAACGTTCGATTGGGATAAAAAGAAATCTGACTTGATAATCGGTTACGCAGCCGCCTTCTCATTGCTTAATGGGTTCGAGAAAGTAACCTTTACTTCACATGACAAACTTAAAGAACATGGTTTGAAGTATAGCCAAACGTTCAAAAAAGGTTTCGGATTATGGAAAGATGACTTTGATGCAATGGCTATCAAGACCGTTTTAAAGCTTCTTCTTTCAAAGTTCGCTCCGCTATCAATTGATATGCAAAAGGCTGTTATCGTTGATCAGGCAGTCATTAACGACAGCGAGACAACCGACGTGACATACACGGACAATCAAGACGAGCAAATTGATAAAGAAGAGGAAAGAATAGTTTTGATGATTGGAGACGCAAAGACAGTTGACGAACTTAAAGCTATCCAGCCACACGTAAAAGAATCACAATTTGATTTATTTGATTCTAAGATGGACGAACTTAAAGCCAAAAAGTAATGGACTTTTCAAATTACAAAATTAGATGCTCATCGATTGGTAAGATAATGACCAATATGCCAGGCAAGAAAGATACTAATACTTTGGAGGAAATGTCAGAGACTTGTAAATCTCATTTAGTCGAGTGTTACGTTCGTGAGAAATACGGCAGGGATAAGGAAATAATAAGCAAGTATTTGGAAAAAGGGCTGCAAGTAGAGGAGGATGGCATAACGCTATATTCTAGGATCACAAAAAATTTCTTCCGTAAGAACGAAAACAGAATCGAAAACGATTACTTAACTGGACATCCGGATTTATTTCTCGGCGACTCGATCACTGAGGCAACAACGATAATCGACATCAAATCCTCATGGGACATATTCACGTTTTTTGAAACCATGACAAAGAAGGCCAACCAAGCATATTTGCTTCAGCTTCAGGGGTACATGGCACTGACAGGAGCCACAGATTCGCGACTTGTCTATTGTCTTATAAGCACGCCTAATGCGTTGATAGAAGATGAACAAAAGAAGCTTCAATGGAAGATGGGAGTTATCGATCCTGAAAATAATCCAGTATTCAAAGAAGCTTGCGACTATCTTTATACCTCGATGATGTACGAAGATATTGATATTATGAACCGATACAATGAGTTTTTTATATTCCGTGACGACGCACTAATCGAATCAGTATATGAACGTGTAAGGTTGTGTCGTGAATTTCTTTCAAAATTTGATGAACGTAATCTAAAATCTTAGTAAATTATGGCTAGAAAATTAGTGATCCCGAGATTAAGAGTATGGCTATTACTCGGCAACTCTATCACCCAGCGTGAAGCGATAGAAAAATGGGATGCCTACAGGCTTTCACATTCGATATTCATACTCAGAACAAAATACGGTATGAACATTGAAACTGAAATGTGCAGCACGAAGAATTCAGTTTATGCCAGATATTCATTAGAAACCCTTAAACCCAAACTACCATGCAAACCTACTACGAAGAAAAAAGTGAAGCCAGAGCGGCCGGTTGTCGCGGCGTTGCAATAGCATTGCTTTTCATGCTCGGATTCGTTATGATAGCATTAGTTACTCAGTACGCGGATGAAATTGATTCTTACCTTAACGGAATTGTAAAATGAAATACGCCGACTTGAGATGTGAATTCTGTGACGGCTACGGAGAGCGCGAACAAAATATAGACGGCATGGATTGCCCAGTAATATGTACGTTTTGTAATGGTACAGGAGTGGATAAAAATCAGTTGGATAAACTCGTCGATGAGGAGTCAAGAGAATTTTTTAACAAACTATTTGATTTATGACCGACCCACAATTCAACTCAATTCCCAAGATGACCAGGTACGACTACCTTACTTATCTTTCCTTACCGTTAATAGGTTTTATGTTGGCGGGTTTTGGTTTTGCTTTATTAGTTGGAGTAGCTAACTATTTGAAATCATGACATTACACGAAAAAATTATTCAATTAATGGACCTTGGATTCGATGTAAAGTTCGAACGGTCCGATTGGTTTAATGGCCAGAAAAGCAATACGCGAATTGTTTTACGATTTCACGGACCTGGCGCGGTTAAGATTGAAAACACTGATTTTTTTACGCCTGAGCACATGGGGAATGAGGCTTTCATTGTTAATCGAATTGACAAGCTTTACAATGAAATGAAGGAATACGCATATGGACACCGGCATATAACGGAAACAGACTAATCATGACCCTATCACACAGAATCCACAAACCCGCCCGTTTTAAATATGGCACTCCCGATGGATGGGACTACAGTAACGCTATCGTTACTTTCGGAAAACCGGAAGAAGTAAGAGGATCAGTTAAAGGACCAAAGAAAAAGGAACGAACTAAAAGAAGATTATGAGATATTTTATAGTTTTTTATCAAGCTAGTAAAGGGACAAGTACATTTTATTTTGGGTACATGACATTGACTCTGCACACATACCCTAATTCAAAAATTACCAGAGAAGAAATTTTAAAAACATCTGGTCAAGGAGCTAATTCAGTTGTAATAACTAACATAATTGAACTTAATGAAATTGATTTTATAGATTTTGTAAAAAAATAATTTTTATGACATACGCCGACCAATTAATAGAAACAGGCTCCCTACACGACGTTAGAAGCCTTGAGAGAAGAGTAAAATACATCCGGTACGAAGTGCTGACCTTAAGACGGAAAGTCATTGTATTGACTGATTTAGGCCAAATTGAGGAGATTGCAGCCGAAATATTACGCCTTGAGAATTTTCAGGAAGAGTTTGAAAGTTTAATAAAGACGTTATGAGAGCTTATCTATTCATTTTTAATGGAGAAGTATATTTCTCGCCATCTAAGAAAGACGCAAAAACTTTTATAGAATTATGGAATTCACCATTCTCGAAGTTATTTAAATTCAAAACTAATTGGAAAATAAAGCATATTGAACGCGCGCCTATTTGGTTTCCAAAACCTGTGATAACCGATAATTCAATCGAATACGCATAATAAATTTTCACTTTAGTTTTTGTGAATCAGGATTTTTGAGTAAATAGCATCAGCATATCACCATGAAAATATTAACTAAAACACACCCCTTTAATTCGTTTCGTTTGGCGCTTCTGTGCCGGGTGATATGCTGCGGATTATCGGGGGTTGTCTTAGTATGAAAAAATATCTAAAGACTAAACGCATGCGACGACTGATCAAACAGTATCGCATAGAGGAAATAAAAAATTTAAAGCTTAACGGATTATGGTCTTCACGGAAGATAGAACTAAAGCTATGTTCTGAATGCGACTTTTTGAATTGCACTTGCTTACGGAATCAATGCGCTAACGGATTAATAACACTTTACAACCGTGGCTAAAGAACTACCATATTTTAAGTTTGACGTATCCGAATGGATCAGCGGGGCAATCACTTTAGAAGACTTTTACACACAAGGAGTTTTTATAAATATCTGTGCTCACTATTGGTTTAAATCCGGTTGTTTAACATTAACCGAAATCAAGCGAAGGGTTAAATGCAAAGAGACTACAATCACTGCTTTGATAGACAACAAGCTCATAAAAGTTACCGACGACACAATCAGTATTTCATTTTTGGATGAGCAATTGAACGAACGTAACGCAAAACGTGAAATAAATAAATTGAACGGAAGTAAGGGAGGTGCCCCAATTGGTAACAAAAACGCAATAAAAGACAAGCAAGAAACAACCGAAAAACAACATAAAACAACCAATATAGAAGAGAGTAGAGAAGAAGAGAATAGAAGAGAGAAGAAAGAAGAAGTTCCGCTACGCGCATTTGTCGATGAAAAAGTTAATGAGGCTTGGGTTGAATGGGTTCAATACCTGAAAGAAAAAAAGAAAAAGATCACACCATCAACTGCAAAAAAACAAATTTCATTTTTGGGGGCCCGGGCCGGTCCGGAGGCCATCGAGATTATAAACAAATCAATTACTAATGGATGGGCAGGTTTATTCGAATTAACAAATAACAAAAATGTCAACGGGCAGCATAATAAAACAACATCTGGAGACTTTGTCCCCAAGCAATTCAGTGGAGCCAATTACAAAACCAAGCTTTGACCACATTGAGCTCACCGAGGAAGAGATTGAAGAAGGCTTGAGGGTCGCCAGGGAGCAAAAAGACTTACAGCTTAAAAAGCAGGCTTATTGGGATCGGATTAATGCCAAAGTGAATTGGAACCGGCCAACCGCAGAGCAGATCAGAATTGCGCTACTAGACACGAAAAGTCAAACCGGCAAGCCTTTCCAGGTTACGGAATGGAATAAAGACATCGTTGGCGCTCTATGCTTGTATTTTGCCGGTGACAACCGTTTTAATTCATTTGCTGAGGACTTTAGCCTTGACAAAGGTATTTTACTGCTCGGCGTGCCTGGTGTCGGCAAAACGCATCTAATGAACTTTTTCAGTAAGAACCCACACGCCAGCTTTATAATACCGACGTGTAAGGCAATCTCGGAAAAGTATGTGAACGGATGGACCCGGGATGGAATGAGCACGATTGAATACTACTCAGGATTGCAAACCGCTGAGGTCGGGCACGTCTACGATCAAACATACCTTGGAATTTGCTTCGGTGATCTCGGCGCTGAGGCAGAAGGTAACAACTACGGTAATAAACGAAACGTTATTGAGGAAATTGTTTTCAATCGGTATGAATCAAAACTACCTTTTAAGTACACCCACTTTACGAGCAATTTGGACGCCGACATGATCGGAACAAAATACGGCGAACGCTTGCGCGACAGACTTCGTGAAATGTGTAACGTATTTACGCTTGACGGAAAAAGCTTTAGATAACAGTAAGGGCTAAAACTGAAGAACTAAAAATGAAAAAGATAATTCGATGGCTTGCGGACGTATCCGGCGTTACAAATGACATTTCGACCGAAGCTTATAAGCAAGTCGGTAGCTCTATGTACAACAATGCTTATTGGTGGAACGGTGGAATAATGCACCGAGATCCCAAATGGGATGTATGGAATGCTTTCTTTCTATATTCGGCATGGTTACGTCGGGGATTTCATGGACCTATTGGTAGCGGTATGATGGATCTGAGATATAAAGTTTATGAAGCTAAAGGTGAAAGAATGACCGACAAAGAACTAAGTCAACGACCATGAAACCCATTTGCAGGAGTAAAACATTTCAGAAAGGAGAGGATTTCTTCGATTTAAATAAGTGGATATGTGAACAAGTTGAAGTGGAGGAATCGATACCAGAAGGCACAGAATGGATCGGCGGAGAACCTACACCATTCGACCCACGAAGCGACTTGAAAGATGACGAAATTAAACCAGAGAATTATGAACGCTAAAGGCAAAGCAATGATGATGGCAGCAATGGCGGCTGCTATGATGGGAGGATCAATGGGATACGAAAGTCCATCCCAATTTCACGACGATGGAAAGCCACTTAAGAAAGTGCTTCCCAAAGGTGTGAAAGAATTTATTATCGATGGCAAGGTATACCACGCGATCAATTACAAGAACGCTCTCCGTAAAAGTGGTAGAGGAAAGTGAAACTAAAATTGAGGAAAGATGAAAGACAACGTTTTTGAGTATTTGAAACTTACTCCATTTGAAGGAAAAACACCAACGCAGATTGGACTGGCGCTGGGTAAACCATATAGCTCTGCTAGTTCATCGGTCACACCTGCATTAAAATCTCTCATAAAAGAGGGTAAGGTAAAAAGGTATAAGGATAATTCTAAAGTCAAATACAGGATATTCTAAACAGATAAAATAGTTAAAGTAAAATGAATGGATGGCGAAATAGATTAGACGCTCGCTTAAAGGTGCGGCCAGTCAACGATAATGTAAAGCTGGCATGCAGGTTCGAATCCTGCTCCATTCACAAAATATATACTTTATGGAAAATAAACCAGACAAAGGACATTTTGAAGGCTCATGTAACAGAACAGTTTGCCAGCGCCCAAACGCGGTATGGTACAACCACTCTACTAGACTTTATTATTGTCGAGAGTGTGCAAGTATTCTGAATAGAGAAAACAAGCGAGATGCCATGATGCTATTCGGTCACGAGCTTTGCACTTATGGTCTCCATTCACAAAAAGTAAACAGTTAAAGTAATGAACACAGATAAGAACGATAAAGAATTGATTGCGGCATTCATGGGTAAAAATGGATCTAAGTATTTCCCGTATAAATCATCGTGGGATTGTTTGGTTCCTGTGATCAAAAAGATTGCTGGGGTAGTCATAAAATTCAAATGCACATCCATGCGTCAATTTAATCAGCTACTAACTAGATGGCGAAATATTTTAAGGGCTATCGAAAAGCTAAGCATTAGGTCTGCGAGCAAACATTCTATTGAATTCATTAGATGGTATAATGATAACAAAAAAGACAATTAAGCAACGCTTTGAAGAAAAAGTATTTCCAGAGCCAAACACTGGCTGTTGGATATGGGCAGGGGCATATAGCTCAAAAGGATATGGATATATTAAAAGCGTGTTACTAACAGATATGTTAGCGCATAGGGTATCGTATTCAATATACAAAGGTGAAGTTCCTAGGCACTCTTTAGTTTGTCATACTTGCGACTGTACATATTGTGTTAACCCAGACCACTTATACCTAGGTACGCCACAATCTAATATGAATGACAAGGTATCAAAAGGAAGGAATAGAAACCGATTCACAGGTAAACTTAACCAGCAATCAAAATGAACCTAAAGACTAAAGAGGGAATATTAAACGATGTATCAAGCGATACAACAACCAAGGGGCGTGTAAAATGGTTAGACGCTGAAAAAGCCATGCAAGAATACGCAGACCAGAGTATTGAAGTGTACAAGGCTAAGTTAAAAGATGGAATTAATGAGCTTGCAAGGAATGGGGCGACATTCATGACGACTCCAAAATTTTCAGTGCCTTTCAAAAAGAGGTGATCAGACAGCTATGCATCGAAGTCTGTAAGGCTACGCTTGCAAGGCGAGTGAGAATGTAAAGCAATATGGCATTTGTAAAGATTGTAATGCAGTAGGAATGCGTAACTGCGCTCATGCAGATTCATGCGGTAGAAACATAACCCTTATTGATAAATCCAGTATTCTCGACCTATCAAACATAGTACTACCATGATAACCGAATGTGGTCATGAATCCGAAAATGAGTTTAGAAGTTGCGCGGGCGCTGAAGCAGAAGAGCGTGCCCAAAATGTAAATCTAGCAGTAAAAGGTACTCAACACTTGATATCGTGTAATTGTTGTGATAAATGCCGCGAACTATGTTTCCAGTCATGGCAGGAGCAATTTGACGAAGAAACCAAAGCATTATGAAAGCCATCCAATACAGAGAAGACGGTAAATTTTAAAAGTTATGAATATACCTAAAGATTGGGGAACAACAGGATAACGGAAACATATATCGATAGTCATGGGGATCGAGGATTTCACTTAGGCGATTTATCCTGGCCACAATGGCGTGATTACTGCGATGCATCAAATGAATAAAAACTATGAAAGCAATTCACTACAAAGGACAGAATAAATTTTACCTGTTCGATAAGCCGGAAGAACCAAGAATAGACGACTTTGAATGTGCTGGTTCACCCAGGGAAAACTTGGAAGAAACGTATAACATGGAATTTGAAGCCAACCTATTAGCCGGTAAGGAGATAATAAACCCGGAGGTGTTTGAAGACTGGTTTACTATGCGAAAAGGATACTTTGAATGCATCGAATTAAAACCAGGGGATATTTTCGATTTGCCGGATAATATCGGGTTTAAAGACGATGTTATGCAGAACGAGTTTCTAATGGCAACGGCATGTGTTCGCCTATTTGTGAAGGTAAGGAGCTTACATAACGGGATATTCAATGTTATAGTTACACCTGATGCGCCATCGGGAAATTTTGGGCGAAGTGTCCCTCAATATGATGGATTAATAAAAAGACAATTTAAAGAAGCTAAATCAGCACCGGTTGAAAGTCAGGACGATATGTGGAATGACGTATGGGAAATATTCTCCAAACAACCAGAGGACACAAAAGAATTAAAATCTAAATTCACCATAACACGCAATCTATGAAATACATTGAAAAGCCGGATTTTGATAACATCATCAATGAAGTATTCAGCGGAGAATCAGCCAGCGATAAAATGCGACGCTTTAGCGCACTCATTGATATAAGCCTTGAAAAGAGTCTTTGTGAAAAAATATGGAACGATTACGTGGTACCAGAGCGCACCCAAAATGGGTTACTATACAAAGAACTACGTGAAGCGGATCGCCAAATAATAATTAAGAAACAGCAACTTGAAGAACGTGATGCCAAAATAGCCGAACTGGAAAAGGAACTTGAAAATGAGCGCACCAACGGCAGGCAAGAATGGGAGCGATTACGGGCATCATACATAGATCGCTTTAAAAGTGAATTGGAAATACAACTAAGAAACGGTCAAGCAGTGAAACGCATGGTTCATAAGGCCATAACGGAAAGGGATTCGTTTAAAAGTGAATTGGATAAGGCTATCAAGTTGCTTAAAGTAGTAGGTGATGAAAACATAATGTCATGGGAATATCAGTGTAAAATAGATGATTTTCTAAAGGATAAGAGATGAGTTACTTTTTAAGGAAAATTAGTATATTGCATTAATTGGTTATCTAATGCCGATAACGAAAATGGCTGAATTAAGCGAATTAACAGAAAAACAAAAGAAGTTTTGTCAGGAATATATTTTTGACTGGAACGGAACAAGGGCCGCTAAGGCTGCGGGGTATAGTGAAAAAACCGCTCAGGAAATGGCTTCTGAAAACCTTAGAAAACCTATTATTAAGGCCTATATTTCAAAAATTCAAGAAGACCTAGAGAAAGTAGCCGGTATTTCGCGTTTACAGGTCCTACAAGAGCATCAAAAGCTTGCCTTTAGTTCTATAGCCCACCTGCATAATAGTTGGATAGACCGCAAGGAATTCGAAAATCTAACCGAAGAACAAAAATCATGTATAGCTGAGATTCAAACACAAGTAAGAAAAACATCTGTCGTTCGTCAGGGTATGCCGGAGGAAGACATTGAGATCGAGTTTGTAAAGATTAAGCTTTATGATAAGCAAAAATCCCTTGATTCGATATCTAAGCTACTCGGTTACGAAGCCCCAAAAAAGAACGAAATAACCATTACTGATAAGCAGACATTCGAAATAGGAGGTCAAAAGATTGAATTCTAAGCTTCTTTTCAAGCCTTATCCAAAACAGGAAGAATTTATAAACGCTGTTTTTTCTGGAAAATACTCATTCTTAACATATGGTGGCGCAATGGGAGGAGGCAAAAGTGTTGTTTGCCTTGCAATCGCGATCATTCTTTCAAAGCTATATCCTAATTCGAAATGGTGTGTCATTCGTGAATCAATACCGACACTCAAAAGAACTACATTAGAAACATTCAAAAAGTTAAAGCCAACCAACTTTATCCAATCAGAGAATCAACAAGACCACACAGTAACATTTAAAAACGGTTCTCAAATCCTTTTTATGGCCGAGGACTATATAAACGATAAGGATTTTGACCGATTTAAGGGACTTGAGGTTAATGGATTCATCCTTGAACAACTTGAAGAGCTCAATGAAGGACTATTAGATGTTTGTTTCATACGCGCCGGTCGATGGAAGATCGATAAACAGCCTCCTGCGTTAGTGATTGGAAACGTTAATCCAACACTACTTTGGCCGAAAACAAAGATTTACGATAGGTATCAAAACAACACATTGCCAAAGGACTGGTATTACCTACCGGCGAGGATCAGCGACAATCCAACCTTGTTCGATGATAAAGGCTACATGGAGCGTCTTACGGGCCTTGAGGAGTTAACTTATAAAAGGCTTATTGAAGGTGATTGGACGGCTTTTGCTGTTAAAAATCCATTTTTCTATTCTTTCAAGTATGAAAAGCATGTTGTTAAAGAATACAAACCAAACTCACATCTACCAATCGTGGTCAGTTTCGATTTTAATGTCTCGCCAATGACCGCCTGCGTAGGCCAACAGCCGGATTTAATGACTGCTTACGTGTTTGATGAATTTGAAATAGATAATGGCTCATCCGAAGAAATATGTGAGCTCGTAAGGGCTAAATATCCAAAATGGGACGGTAATATAGACGTTACCGGAGATGCAACTGGTCGAAATAGAACTTCAGTAACACGCGGTAATCTTAATCATTATCGTGTAATAAAGGATAATTTAGGGTTGACTGATGCTAATTTGATTGTTCCGAGACAAAATCCGGCCGTTAAGGATTCACGTGTTTTATGTAATTCAGTACTACAGCACGCTAATCTTTACATTACCGAGAACTGTAAATTAACAATAGCCGACATTGTTCATGCTTCTGTAGATGAATTTGGTGATTTAGTTAAATCAAAAGACCAAGGAATGCACCACACAGACAATTTCCGTTATATATGCCATGCATTCTTCGCAGAATTTATTAGACACCCGGAAAGATATCAGGAATGAAAATATTTTGTCTAAAGGCGGTGTTTTACGATAATATTTATATATTTGTTATAACGAAAGCGAGTGAGCTTGTCCGGTGTAGCGATACGGTGCGGGCGAGTCTGTCAGATGGGTATGGTAAACAGACAGGCAAGTAATAACGAGGCGTCACCACACGCCTACACTCGCTTTCTATTTTTTTATGGCAAAAAATCAGGACTGTTTTAAGATCGAAAAGAAATTGAAGGATAGGGCGACAGA